AAACGATTAATGCAGTTAATGATACTCTTAATTGTAAATATTATTAAAGGCATTTCTATTGGTGTGTTTATTTATTTTATGATTAAATTTTTAAGGAGAGGAATATGAAGTCTCTAAGATCTGATCTACACAGCGAAATTAGTACAACCAGCGGTTCTTTGGTTTTAATACCTCTAGAAAAATTTCAAGAACTAATAGGTTTTTCAGACGATGAAGATTTTGAAATTGTATCTGAAATAATTGATAACGGCGGAGATATTATAAACATAAATCCATATGTAAATTTAGAGGTAAGAAAAAGATTTACTTTAAATGCAGACGGCACAAATGATACGGTTATTCAAATAGCACCAAAAAATGAATCTAAAGACTTTGTAAGACTTTTAAACAAGGATGAAGAGACATTAGAAGAATTTTCTTTGCGTAAGAAAAAAGAATTAAAAATGAATACCGAAGAAATGATTAAGTCATTTACAGATATTAGAAACGAATACTTAGAAAAGATGGATATAAATGATTAACAAAGAAAAAATAATGCATAGAATAAAAAAAGGAAATGAATTAGCAGAATATGTAGCTAAGTATCTGAATCATAGATATGGATATAATTTTAAAAAAGTGGGATTACAAGAAGATAAAGAATCAATGATTGATTATAGGTGTGATAAATATAATAAAACTGCTCAATTTAAATGTCGTGATAACCAATCTGACATAATTTATGAATGTTGGAAATTTATACCAAGAGAAAACAATCAATTTGAAAATGTTCCTGGTAGAGATGTAAGGACAAAAGCGGATTTTTATATTTGTTTAAATTCATCTAAGACAAAGATAATTGTTGCAGAAACGAGCAAGATTAAAGAAATAGCAAAAAATTCTATTAATGAAAAAACAATAGAAAGCGTTGCTAATATATACAAAGAGGCTAAATTAAAACCGACAAAAAGTAAATTTTTAAAATCAAATTCAAATTTGTCTGAGGTTTGTTTTAAGATAGATGAAGGAAAAGATACAAATGAATATGGAAAAATATTAATTTTTATACCATTTGATTCAATAAAAGAAGCAAAAGTAATCGACTTAAAACCAAAAGAAAACATATTAGATGAACGGAGTTGGAACTAATGCCATACTTTTCAATAGTAACACCTACGAATAATGGACAATATTTGCCAAGACTGTCTAGGTCTTTAGCAAATCAAGCTTTTAAAGATTTTGAATGGGTAGTTTTACCAAATGGCAATGCTACTATTGATTTGGATTCTTTAAGTTTAAAACCAAGAATTATAAATTCATCCAAACCAGATTCAAAACTAATAGGTTTATTTAAAAAAGAAGCGTCAATGGCTGGGAAAGGTCATGTTATTGTCGAAGTTGATCACGATGATGAATTAACTCCAGATTGTTTAGAAGAGTTGCATAAGTGTTTTAATGAATCTGAATCTATAGATTTTGTTTACTCAAATTGTGCAGAGATAGACTTTAATGGAAAACCATTTGTTTATTCTGATGTATATGGATGGAGAAATAGACCATTTGAATATAATGGAAAAAAACTTTTAGAATTGATTTCTTTTGAACCTTCAGCAGCTTGCTTTTCAAAAATATGGTTTGCACCAAATCATGTTAGAGCTTGGAAGAAATCTTTTTATGAGAAAATCGGTGGACATAATGAAAAAATGGATGTCTTAGATGATCATGACATTCTTTGCAGAACATATATACATGGAAATGTAAAACACTTGGATAAATGTCTTTATATATATTATAGGCATAAAGGAAATACATGTTATGGAGAGAAAAACGCTTTTATTCAAGAGGAAACACTAAATATACACGATAGATATATATATCAATTAGCAGAAAAATGGTCAGACTTAAACGGTCTTTTAAAAATAGATCTATGTGGCGGTTTTAATAGTCCTGCTGGATATAAATCTGTTGATCTAGAAAACGGAAATATCGTACACGATTTAAATAATCCTTGGCCTTTTGAAGACAATTCTGTTGGTGTTATAAGGGCGCACGATGCATTAGAGCATTTAAAAAACCCAATCCATGTTATGAAAGAAGCTTATCGTTGCTTATCTCCTTTGGGATGGTTTTTAACACAAACTCCATCAACTGACGGAAGAGGAGCTTTTCAAGATCCAACTCATATAAGTTTTTGGAATAGTAATAGTTTTTGGTATTATACTAAAGCAGAAACCGCAAAATATATTGGAACACCAGTAAGATTTCAATTAAATAGAATTAAAAATTTCTTCCCAACAGAATGGCATAAAACTCACAACATCTTATATGTTAAAGCGGACTTATTAAAAATATCAAACGATATAAGAATACCAGGAGAAATATCTATTTAGCAATTTTTAAAAATGCTTCTTGTTGTTCTTTCGGGCCAGCAAATTTAATTGAATTTGATCCATACTTCCTTATTAAAACAAGCATGTGTTTGGCTATATAATTTATTACAGATTTTCCTAATTCTGAATCAGATGCATTTTCCCACACTTCTTGACCTAGCATGTGGGCAAAACCAAGATCATTTTGTTTTGGTGCTGGATAAAACATTAAACCAAGATTATTGGGTCTAATGGTTTCATCGCCTGGCAAAATACCTAAAACCCAAGAACAAGACCACTTTCTACATATTTCCGGTCTTGTATCATAAATCATACAGCCTTTGTTTTGGTGATGACAATTTGTATATTCTGGCTTGTTTAGTTCTTGAACAATTAAAATTGTGCAACAAACATCACAATCACTACAATGTCTATCAGCCAATGGTAAATTGATCATATATTATCCATGCCAAATTTTTTCTTCTGGACCCAAAAGTCTAGCCAAGGTAAACAAAAAATCACTCAATCTATTTATATATACAACTATTTTCTTTAGGTTTTGATGAACTTCCATTAATTTGACTAAATCAATTTCAACCCTTCTACATACTGCTCTTGCTAGATGAATTTCACAATGATTAAAAGGTATTATAAAGTTTTTCAATGGCTTTAAAAGCTTAGTCATGTCGTCAATTTTGCCTTCTATTTCTTTAATATGCTTGTCATCTATTCTTGCTTCGCCCGTAGCTATTTCAGCGCCTATATCAAATAAATGTTTTTGTATGTCTACAATAAAATCATAAGCGTTTTGAATTTTTAATTCTAAAACATATTTTTGATTTACTAAACCTATTGAAGCGTTAAGTTCATCAACACTTCCTAACAATTGAATGTGTGGGTCAGTTTTTGGAACACGCCCAACTTTAGGCAAAAAGGTTGTTCCATCATCTCCTGTTTTAGTATAAATTTTCATTCTTGCTCCATTCCATTATTTTTAATTTTGATTCCATACCTATTTTTGTAAATGGAAAACCATGAAAACCAAATGGTTTATCAAAAAACTCAGGTCTTTTATGTTCGATAGAAAATTTAAAAGCTGTTTTAATGTCTGGGAATTTAAAACCATTATCTACTAATTCATTATATGATTGATTGCATATTTCTAAATCTTCATTGAATATAATTTGTTTATCTTTATATTTATTAGATATAAACTCTAAAAGTTTTTTTGATCTTAAACTAAATCCGCCATTACCAACTTTATTTATGTATTCATCATTTTTCCAAGGTGCGCCTATATAATCATATTCTAAGAATGAATCATCCCATGAGTTTGGATTTATTATAAATCCATCGTGTTGAATCACTAAAACATACTTAGTATTAATAAATTTATTCAAATCTACTAAAATAAATTTACTATATTCTTCTTTGCTTTTTATTTTATTGACTTGTATATGTTTTATTTTGTTTGTTTTTACTTTTTGTTCATCAGATATAAAAATAGATTCTTTAAAATTAAAGAATTGCATACTATACAACATAGCTGCAATCGCTTTTTTATGATTAACGCAATCTACAGAACAAATAGTTATGTCTTCAAAAAAATTCATAAAGACATATTAATCTTTTTCTATTAGAGTCAATAGATATTTTTTCAAAAGTTGGTTTTATTTCAAACCATTTCAATAATGTATTTTCATCTATATTATGATGACAGTTATTTGGTTTATTCCACTTATATGGAACTGATATTATAGCTTTGTTAACTATTTTTTTTATTTGATTAAATACTTCTGTTTGTTTGTTTTTAAAATGTTCAAAAGTTTGTAAACATATTAATAAATCAAATCTTTCTTTAAAATCCCAAGGGGTTTTTGTGCAATCAAAAACATGATTGATTTCACTATTATATTTTGAATCTATTCTTGTTGAATTTAAACATAGCGGAAAAGATGAGCAACCTAATTCAAGAACAGACTGAGGACTTAAACTCTTTGCTAGTTCTATAGCATCATTATAATAATTCCATCTATTTATAAAATATTTATCTTCTAAACACTTTTTATTATAGTCTGCTTTTGTTATAAATTTAATCATTTTTTAGGAGATTTAGTTTTAATGCCTAATTTTTTATATACATTTCTAGCTTTTGGATTATCATCTATAGCTAATATAATTTTATCTTTTATTGATTGTGCATGTTTTCTTTTAGACTCTAGCTGATCTTTTGGACTTCCACCAATGTTATTCATCATTAAGCGATTGTATTTCAATCCTGCTTTTTTTAATGATTTAACAGTTTCTGATCTATTAGATTCTGGTCTTCCAGTAATCATATATATTTTATGATCTTTTGACAATTCATTTATATAATCAACCATTTTTTTTATTGGATATATACCATTTCTTAAAACGGTATTATCTATATCTACAATAACAACAGAAGATACAGAAAAAAACTGTTTAATTTGGTTTGCAATCGACATTTGTTCTTCCCATAGTTATATTTTTTGTTGCAACAACATCCTTATTAGTAAATTCCCATATTAAGCCATTATTTAATATAACTGTAAATATTTTTTCTATCTCAGTACCATATTCAGTTACGAGCCAAATTCTTCCTCTTCCTTTAGGTGTTTCAACTTCTAATTCTTGTCTTGGCTCATATATTACAATTGACATTTTTTATCTCTATTAAAGAATCTCTCCTGCATAAACTTTGATAAAGTTCTTTATCGCTTGACCATTCTTTACCTGTCCACCATTCAAAGCCATTAAACTGATTTTTATAAAG